CCTACTCCTTTCTCCTGACCTGTTATTAAAACTGCATGGATTGAAGAAAGTCCTAGAGATGAAGCAGTAATTACTTCTCCATTTGCGGTGTAAGATGTAATGTTAATCTTAGCATCTACTAGGTATTCTTCACCTGCAACCTTAGAGGCAGTTAAGCCCTTATGGTTTTCAATGACTGTAACTGTGTGAGTCATTTAATCACCTCATGCGCTCTTTAGGTTAGTAATCTTTCCTTGTCCCTTAAAGAATGAACAACCTGTTTCACCCATTGTTCGGTACATACCCTGATTTCCGAGTTTTCCAACACCGAATGGGTTTCCGTTAGTAATACCATCCTCAAAGTATTGGGTTGGTTTCATTACAGATAGCCATAGGTGGTCGGTATCTAGAATTAGAATATCGCTCAATGGATTTGTTGTTTCATTTCCGGTAGAAGGCATATCCTTTGTTGGGATAATTGGGATATCGTAGTATGTTGCTACTCTAAATCCAACTTCTGAACCCTTTACTCCACGAACACCATTATGGGAAGGAACTACTTCCTTTCTATCCATAAATCGCTCTTGACTTTGTAGAAGGTCTGAGATATGTTGAATAGTATCATATCCTGTTAGAATAACCTTTGGACTACCACCATTTTGTCGGAGTCTGCGAATCATATCATTTAGTAGACTTAGAGTTAGAACTCTAGCACCATCTGAATAATCTGTTCCGTAATCAACTTCTGCATCTAGGAAAGAAGCAGTTCCACTAGCGGAGTTAGATGAAACGCTTACTGTTCGGGAAGTTCCGAATAGTCTTACAACATCTGCGACAACTGCGGAGTTATCTCCGTTGTTAGCACCTGTGTTTAGTAAGTTAGCGTTATACATGGATGCAATTTCAGCAGCAGAAGATACAATCTTCAATAGTGAAGTGTAGTTCTTCTCAATACCTGTTGCAGTTCCATCATCATACCTTTCTAGAGGCATAACTAGCATCTTACTTTGTGTTTCTGCGTGGTGCTTACCCATATCTTCACGAATAATTGCACGAATATCTCCAACTCCATCATCAATTGCAGCCAACTCCATACCCAATTCTGAGAACTCAAACAAGTGAGCAACAGTCTTTGGACTTACGTATAGTTTTTCATACTCAGGAGCAATTGCAGGAATATCATTTCCTGTTCCTAGAGATGCGTTTTCGCCAACACCACCAATCTTATCGGCAGCAGGAGAAGCAGAACCCGCCGCTCCTGTTCCAATAGTAAAGGAAGAAGATGAACCACCTTCCGGTCTTGACTTCAAAACTCTCCAACCACTAGAAGTGTATGGCCTCTTTGCTATCATTGCTAGAGGATTAACCTCTTGATTTAGCATTGACCAAACTTTCTGCCCGTAAAGAACGTTATACAAATCGCCCAAATTACTAGCAGCACTAAATGGATTTGATGCAGCATCGTGTGGAGTTCCAAAACCACCAACAACACCTGCTGCTTTTAGCAAAGCATTTCCGGCTGAACCGCCCATTCCATAGGAAGCAGCCTCTAAATCTTTCATTGTTCTAATATATCCACTCATCTTAGTTCACCTCAATTAAATCCTCTAACAACATTGTGTATATCTCCCCACGACATATTCTGAATTTCATCAGCAGATGTTGGGAATCCTTCGGGCAATGTTAGAGATACACCCTCAGATTTTGCAATTTCGTTAGTTTCAGTCAATGACTTTCGTAGTTCAGCAAACTCTTGTCTTAGAGTTGCAACTTCTGTTTGTGCATCATATTCAGCCTTTTCAGCATCAGCCTTCTTAACTTCTAGTTCAGCAGCAAATCTTTCCTCAAATTGCTTTGAAAGAGAATCATATGCAATCTTTTCCAATTGTTCTGCTCGGAATTGAGCATATGCCTTCTCCACGTTCTCAGCCGACAAATCTAATGTAGAAAATTCTTCATTTTCTACACCCTTTGCTAAATGCTTTGTAGCAGGTTGTGTTTTTGCATTTCCATTATCTACAACTAACTCTCCTGCGTGTTTATCATTAGCATCGGTTTCATCACCGCCATCGGCAAGGGCTTTCAATTCTTCATCGTCTCCCTTATCCATCATTTCTTCGTCTTCTTTCATATACATAGCCTCAACTTCTTCGTCTTCTTTACCCATATCATCATCCATCATTTCTTCTTCTTCTTTATGTAAAGAATTGACTTGTTTCATTAGGTCATTCAACTCGGAAATCGCAGCACTTAGTTCTTCTGAAATTTTCTCACCTCTTTCTTGTTTTAAAATGTCGAATTTTGCTTCGGGATTAATGCCTTTTTCGCATATAGTAACTTCATGTAACTCTAATCTATCAATTTCGTTATATTGGCCGTACTCATCTGAATTTCTTGATTTCTTAGAAATGGCTTGTCCTCCTATACTAAAAGAGCGCAATGTTCCTTTTCTAATTCCTCTAGAAATTTCTTTTGCTTTTTCTATGTCGTCTCTTAATTTGATAACAACATAAAATCCAACATCATCTACTTTGGTTTTATGCAGAACTCCATTCTTGTCTCGGTAATTATTTATTACTTCACCAACTTGAACATTTGAGTGATTAGACATTACATTTCTGTATTTTTTACCATCCATGAATTTTTCTACTGCTTCATTTAGGGCTTCTAATGTAATCAAATCGTTTTGCTTATCTACCATTTCAATAGATGCGTAGCCGCCTATAACCAAATCATCAGACTTGAGTATATTGAAATTACTAACTTCACCTCCCTTTAACAAAATTTGCGACACTACTACCACCCTCAACTTTTACTATTTAACTTACTCGGTTTACGGAAATTCTAAATCTGCGTATTTGTCTTCCGAAATAATCCATACGCCTTCATCATCTTCGGGGTCTAACATTTCTTGTTTTTTACCCGTCCATGCTATCCATCTATTTTGTTCTTCAATAGGAACAACCCTGAAATGTATTCTAGTTTCAAACTTTTCTCCTTCTAATTTGTATTCATGGTAGCCGTCTTTTTGCACACCAAAAATAATTTTACCGGAGTCTATTTTTTTACCCTTACGAATAGTCTTACCAACCTTTGCAGGATATTTAGCAGATTTACCAAATAATTCGTAAACGTCTTCTGCATCTTCTAAATCTATTCTCCAAACCATTCTTTCATCTGCTGCTTCAATTAATAATTCGATATCATTATCTGAAATAAAAACATTGAAATTTCCACTTTCAGGAGTATCTTTTTTTATGATATCTTTATCTTTTTCTAGAATATCAGCATTGATTTGGAATTTATTAGGATTAATGTAAATCAAATCATCTTGTTTTTTCAACCAATTCATTAATTTTCTTTGCTCATTATCGAATAACTGTTCATAGTCATCAGGGTGTTTTGAAGCAACAAACGCTACAATTTCTGAGAATTCTATTTCTTCATTTTCTTTTTGTTCAAAAATAAAGTTTCTAATAGCCAATCTTAATTCAGAACGTTTTGTTTTTGTGATTTCAGTTACTTGTTCTTTCCAAACATCAATGTTGTATAGAGCATTCTTTTCCATCAAGGAATCTCCCTTGAATCCATAAACAGTAAAACCATCCAAATCTTGTTTTAGAATAATTTCAGCAGTTCCATGAATATCATCAGTTATGGTATATTTCTTCAAACCTGCTGCTACCTTAAATGTCTCACCTAATTCAGCAATTTGTTGTAATGATTTTTTAGTTTTAGTAGATAATTGTTCCAATGCCTGTAATGTATCTGTCTGAGTTACTTCGGGTATTTCAATGACTTTTGCTGAGTATAGACTAAATCCATCTTTGCCTTTCTTGACTTCATCTACTTTTACACGAATGATAGAACCAATCTCTACTGATTCTTTAGTATTCAATGCTTTACCTATCGGCAAGTATTCTTTTCCATCCAATTCTTTAGTCTTATATTTTCTAGAATCTTCTGCATTTAATGGCCCTATACCCATAGTGTAAGAATAAAGATTACTATTTGTTTTGGATTTATTCAATACAATTACATCAAGGTCTATGAATTTCTTCCACTTAATCCATTTTGGATTTTTCTTTTTACCTATGAAATAAGTAGATTCATGGTCTTTTATCACTACTCCTTCGGAAGTAGGCATATCCATTATCAATTTAGAATATTCTTCTACTTCTTTAAGAGAATCGGCAACCCTAGTATCTTTCTTTGAAGGGAATGCTAAATCTTCACTTGAATGTGGGCTGAATTGATAGAGTAAAATATTCAATCTTTCTCGCAAAGGTTCATCTGTTAAATTCTTATTTTCATGTCGCATTATATCAAACACGTGCGCTCTTAGAGTTCCTTCTGTTTCTTTCTTGAAGACGTGTGAAATTGTATCTGCTCGATGTAATGCTTCATCCCCTTTGAATAAAATTAATTCTGCATCCAAAATACAATCTTCAAACTGTTTCTTCTCCATTGCTTTAACTTGTTCGGGACATTTATCTGTAATGTCCTTCTCATTGTATGAATAGATAGTAATTTTACCATTTATTTTGTGTATCTGAATACGCATTCCATCATACTTTTCCTGAACAACGTATTCCCCACTAAACCCTAAAATTTCTTTCATATCGTCAATTTCAAAAATTCTATACATTGGTTTATTCGGAATTATGAAATCAATAGAATCTTCTTTATCTTCTTTTTTGATATCCAATGCAACTAGTTTAGACCATTCTTCTTCACCATAAGCATCAACAAAAATTTCCTCTAATAATTTCATACCCTTTTTAATTCTAGATTCAACTCGTCTTGTATCTTTCTTGTCTCCGCCATAATGCTCAATCACATACAAAGACAAATCATCCTTTTTCAAATCTAAACCAATTGTACCTTGAGTGATATTATCAGGTTTTAGTTTGAATTTTTTGTATGCTTTATCAGGAATAATATTACTGTGTGAACGTAAGGCATAATGAATAAACGCAACCAATATAGAATCATTTTCTGTTAATTCCTCTATTACCTGTTCTCCTAATTGTTTAGAGAACGGGTCAGACACTAACTCGGATTCAAATCTAAGTTTTTTTATTGCTAAAAATAATGTTTTTGCCTGAGAAGATTTTGGGTCTAAAACTTCATCAGCAAATAGTTCTTTTTCAGATATGACTTTTTTCAATTCAGTAGTTACATTATCAATGTCGTCAAATTTCTCACGGATTTCTTTAACAATTGATTTCCACTTCTTCTCATATTCTTTCGGGTCTTCTCTAGCCGAAAGATAAGCCACTCTAGTTTTCTCAAACAAATCTAGTATTTCTTTAGATACAGTATCGGTTTCCTTCTCAAAGGCTAAACCCGATACAGGCACAAATAATCACCCTTCATAGCCTTTAGATTCAGGAGTTTGAGGATTTCCTAGTTTAACTTCTTTTGATTTCTTAGGTGGTCGAGATAGTTTTTCATCTTCTCCCTGTGAAGGCTCATCTAATTCTAATAATCCCAAATGCCCTGCTTCTTGCAAAATTTCTTTTGCTTTTGATATTGCTTCAATAACTAATTTTTCTTCGCTCATTTAATCACCCAATGTTTTCTACCATCTTATGTATGTCGTCCCACGACATATTACTAACTGATTCAGTTGTAGGTGTAGCACTAACTCCCATATTTGGTCTAGGACTATCTACTACAACCATACCCGATTTCATTAGTAAGTTGTCTTTATCATATACTTGTTGTTCTAGAGCCTTTACTCTATCTACAAGTTCTTTCATCAACATCAATACTTCATTATTTTCTTCCGTCATTCTTTTTCCTCCTTTTTACTCTTAGGATATACTATCTTTCTTAATTGATAGTATAGAGTTTCGTAATCTTTTCTTAATTCAGCCGCAGACGCAAGTATGTCTAAATTCTGCTCACCGAATGTCTTCATTTTCTTTGCTAACTTTGAATCATCCTTAACTACATCTAAGGTTTCCATCATAGAAATCAAATCTCCTAATTGGGTCATATCTTGACCAAAATACTGCGTAGGTTGCGTTTTTTGCAGTAATTTCTTTACTCTTTTTTTGTCTTTAGAATTGAGTTTGTCTATCATAGAATCGGCTTTTAATATATCCTGCCAACTCATAACACAATCCCCCTTCAACAATTCGCACTACTACTCATATGATATAATTATCGTTTGTTTTCATTCTTCCTCAAGTGCGCCCAATCTCTCTAACAGTTCTTGTGGAGTAAGTTCACCACTATCTAAATCGTTAGATATTTCGTCTAAACTAGTTACTACGTCTTTATCAATGTCTTTCAATTCTTCTATGAAATCTATGAATTCAGTATATTTACTTTCAAACCTTTCCGGTTCTTCTGCTTCTTTAATTTCATTTAGTCTGTTATTCAATGCGTTAATTTTACTTTTACCATCTGCTGATGAAAGATATCTTTTTCTTTCTTCTATGTTGTTTTTAATATCAACTTTTACTTCTTTGATAGCCTTACCAAATCCTCTAGCATAAGAACCATAGAACTTTTTAGAAATTAGTTTAATTTGTTTCCTTAGTTTTTCTACCTCTTTTTTATTTTCAGGTTTTATAGACCCATCTTTATCAACTAACTTATTCAATTGTGTTTTTATTTTATTGATTTCTCTTTCCATTTCATTTTGTTTTTTCTTAAAATCACCATCTTCTTTAATTCTTTCAAGGACTTCATTTAGATAATTAGCATTAGTCTTTTCCTCAAGTATATTGAATCTAATTTCCATTTTACTAGGTTTAGATACGGGTTTAGGTAGTTCACGTAAAATTTCTCTCTTGAGTCTTTTCAACATATTTATTTGAGTCATTTCTTTATCTGTAGTTTTGGGTTTAGGTAGTGCTACCTTTTTCGGCTGATAATTCTCATCAATCTTAGTATTTTCATCTTCTAATAAAAATCCTACATCTACAAGTGCATATTGTATCTTTTCTAAATCTCTAACTTTGTAATCTATGGTATATAGAACATCTATCATAAATAAAAATGCCTCTATTTGTTCCTCTACAAATTTTTTATCTTTATCATCTAATTTGTATTCTAATCCTTTTTCTTGTTTATTTTCGTGTATCATATCCGCCATATCTAGCAAATCATCTGCAAGTTCATACATCTGTATTTCCATAGTTTCTTTCCATCGAACATTTTTAGTTCCACGTATTCTAGCACCTTTTCCTTTTTCACCTACAACTTTCATGTCCCGTCCCATTATATCATAGAATTTTTTGGGATTTTTCATAGCCTGTTGTAGTTTGTTAATGTATTCTTCTTGACTAGAAGAAATCAGTTGTTCAAATTTTTGCTTTACATCTTGTGTGTCGGCAACAGATATCAATTGACTTTCATTTAATATCTGTTTGAAATTTTCTACTTTTTCTTCATCTATATCAGTAGAACCTTCTTTAAAAAATGCTTCTTTGATATCTCTTTTGAGCCTAGAACCTTTAGGATTCTTGAAAAACTTAACAAACATTCCAACGTTTTCTTTATTGAAGAATCTTTTTGAATCTAACTTTTCCAACATATTTTCATAAACTGTAAAATCGTTTTCTTCGTATGCCTCTAACATACTAGTAAGAAGTTCTTTTGTATCATCAGTATCTTCTTCTCTAGAAATAATCTGTATCAGTTTGTTGAAAAACATAACCAATTTCTTTATTTTATCATTGGGTTTTAGTTTAGATAGAGTGTTTTTATCCTTTGAAAGTAATTTCTTAGCATCTTGTAAACGAGCCGTCTTACTTTTGCCGTTATAATCAAAAGTGATTTTATTATCTAATTTTTTTGTTGCTATTCCTAATAGCCTATCGAATTTTTCTTCTGCGTTGGCTAATGCTTCTTTTTGTTTTTTTGCTTTTTCTGCACCTTTTGGTAGTTGTGAGTCTTCAAAGAATTTAACTGCTTGCCTGAATTTTACAATTTCTTCATTTAATATAGAAAGCCGTTCTCTATATCCGGCTTGTATTTTTACAGTTTTAGCCCGACCTGCTTTACCTTTAATTTTAAAATCTTCATATTTAGGAGCAGCATCAATACCCTTTTCTATATTAGCAATATTTTCTTGTAGATTCTTTCTTTCAAAATTATCCATGTATTCTAGAAACTTAATCAAATCTTTACTAGTAGAAATAAATTTTTTTCTTTCTGTAGATTTTGAATCTATAAATCTAAAAATATCTCTTACGTCAGTTCCGCCATCTTCAATATAACTAAGATTGAGATGTTTTTTTTCTTCTTTGTCTTTTTCATTTTCACCAAACAATAAAGAATATATCAACTCTTTCTTTTCTTCTTCCCCCATTGCTGCTCCTTCAAACATAGGATAAGGGGAAGATTTCAGTAACATTACATCACCTAGAATGGAATATTTTCTTTGCGTTGTTTTCTTTTCTTAGGTAGAAGAATCGCATCAGGAATATCAGCCGAATTTGGTATCTTCTTTTCAACAGTAGTTGTTGGGTCTACTCCACCAAAAGAATAGTCTCTACTTACTGTAACATCATTTCTTCTTTCTGCATATTCCTTAGCCCTAGCGTCTGCTAGTTTTCTTTCTAATTCTCTAACTCCTTCTTCACTCAAATTATTCACCTCGTTCTTTTTTCTTCTTGTAAATTTCTTTTTGCTCTATCAATTAATCCTCTAGAACCTAAATTAGCCTCTACATTACCTGCCATTTCATTAGCCATAGAAGACAAATTTCCCCGACTGTATTGGTTGCATACACCATTTGCGTTAATCGTTATGTTTTCTAAAGTACAGCGTCTTTGAAACGTACTGTTGCTTTTTGTGTAAGCATTATGCTCACAATCAATAGCATCACAAACTTTTACTTTACAATCTGCTTGTTTAATTATATTTTCCCAACTCATCTTAATCACCCGTATTTTCTCTAGACCTACTAGAGCCATATAATCTACTTTCAAACGCTCTTTCAAAATCTCTTTCTGAGGTATCTTTGAAAGAAGAATCCGAATAATAATCAAACCCACTTGCAAATTGTAGCGTTTCAACAGGAGGTTGGTTGCTTGGATTATCAACTAGTTCTACTCTAATTTTATCCCCTTCAGTATCAACTACACGATATCTTACACCATCTATTATTCTACGAGGGTCATTAACAGGATATTTTGTATCAACAAAATTAGAAACGACTATATCGCCTACTGCAAAGTTTCTATTCTTTTTCAATACATCTTCCCAAGTCATATCATCCAACTCTCCTTTCTGTTCTTCTATCTACGTTTTGATTTCCTGCTTCTTCGGGTAATCCACTAAATCTTTTATCCGGCCCTGTACTCATGCTAGATTTGTTTCTAGTAGCGGGAGGGTTCTCCTGTGGTTTGGAGCCTGTAAGAGCCTGTTCTTGTAGTTGTCCCAATTGAGAAGCATCAATATTTGTTCCTGCAAATGGGTCAGTAGAAGCAGTATCTCCACCACTTTCTTCACTTTCTGCACCCATTTCTTCGGGTTTTGGTTCAGGTTTCTTGTAAGTAAATCTACCTTCATCATCCATATCTACTTCAAATCCTAAATTCTTAATTGAGGCCGCAATATTAACTTCAATCTCTCTTTTTCTTAATACTGCAATTTCATCTTCTTCTTCTGATGGTGGTAATTTCAAACACCAATCAGTTATTCCAAATTCTTCTGTAATGAATGGGAACACATAATTATTCCAAATTGTTTGAGCCATTTCTACTGCTCTATTAGTAACTAAAACCTGCATACCTTCATTATTCAATCCACCACTAGCAGAATTATCCGCCATGAAGATTTTACTCACACCATAGAATGCTGAAATCCTATCTCTCAAATCATCTTTTACTGAAATGTAATCCATTTCCTTTAGGCTATCCATGAATTTAACCCATTCAATTGAACCTTTACCACCTTCTGATTCAATACCCATTACAGGAATAAAGTGAGGGTCTTGTTCAATTTTTTCTTTGACTCCACGCCAAAATGATTTCATCGAATCAATATTTCTAGTTTGAACTGCAAGTAATCCTCTAGGCATTCTCGCTTTAGTGTATGATGAATTAACATAGTTCTCCATTGCTATCAAGGTAGTAACATGATTCCAAAGAGTAAGTATTGGAGACAGACCATACAATCTACTAGGAGAATATTTGCTGAAATGCAATACTTCTCCTTCTATGAAATATTGCTCTACGCCATTCACTCTATTTACATAATGAACAGGATATAATTCCCCGTTGCAAGAATCACAAGTATCTGATTGAGATTTAGAAATAAAATCTCGGTGTCTCAAACAAGTGTAGCCCTCTTTACCTCTTTCACCTAATTCATCAGAATAAATGTGCATTGTTACAGGGTCGCCACGATATATCTCCTTTATTCTGTGCATTCTAATCATGTTGTTAGAATCTAAGAAATACTCCTTAACCATAACGAGATAAGCATCATCCATGATATTCAAATCATCTTCTAATTCTTTTAGAACATCAATAAACATCTGCTCAGATTTATTTATTCTACCACCTAATAGATTATGAGCATATTTTAATTGCTCAGGGTCAGCCTTTCTCAAATCAGTAGAACCACAATCAATACATTCTTCTGTTGGTGAACTATGTTCCTTACCACAAGCGTTACACTTAGCAACGAACTTTTCTTCCCAAACATATCCACGCCTGAAAATCTCCTGCTTCAATTGGGTTATACACGACCTTACAATTACTGATTGATTTACCATGTGGTAAATAATCGGGGGTGTAATCATGTATGTTGTATTCTTCTCTTGTATTCCTGCATTGAACACTTCTCGGTCTTGTGGTTTAGGTGTAGTTCTCCTAAACAAATTAGTAACCGAGAAAGTTCTTTTTTCTTCTACCATCATTCTTCCTCCTGTTTCGCTATGATTGTGTCTTGTTCTATGCTATCCATAACCGACATTTTACAGTTGTCGTAGTATTTGGAAATATTATCTAAATCAATACCGTAACTTGCAAAGTCATAATTCGCTTCATCTTTATGGTTTTCATACTTCATAAGTTTGAATAGTTCCTCTCTCCTTTCTTTGTACCATTCAGCCTTCTTATGTGATTTTTTCATTCTAATTAATTCTAACAAAATGTCTGCATTTCCCTTTTTGAGTTTGATATGTGGCCTACACTTTGTTAGTAAATCTTGCACATCATCCATAGCATAGAAATTTAACCGATTTATTGGTTTAGTATTCTGTGGTGATTTTTGGTCTAAGTGTAGTCGCCCCATGCCTAATGACTTTTGCATTTCTAACATGAAAGCCTTACCTCTATCTCCTGTTGCTATCAATCCCACTCTAGGATTGAAATTCTTATCCATTGTAATGTAGCCATCACTATCTAAAAATGCAGCAGTATAAGCGTAAATGTCTTTCTTTATATCATCTGAAAATTTATACAATGCACCATTTACAGTAGTAATGTTTTGACTCTTAGCCATTTTAACAATCATACTAGGTGAAGTCTTTTTGAATAGGTTCTCAGGTAATTTCTCATGCACCTGTCGTGCAGATATACCCTGTTCTTCACAAACAGAATCTAAAATACGTTTTTTAATTTCTTCTTTGGGACTATAGGATGAAGGTAATTTCTTAACGATGGAACTAAATCCTTTTTTTGTATTAGTCATTTTTTTAGTTAAAGAAGCATACTCTTTACCAATAGACAAATCAGTTCTATCTAATCTCGCTTCCCAATATTTACACAATGAATCTACAATTTCCCTTCTAGTATTTTCATCTTTGACTAATGATAATTTATGCAACTTATCCTCACTACAATTCATTTCTTTCAATGGGGATTTGTATAACTTTAGCCAATATATTGAATTCATGTTGCTATCAAGATGATTTGAATATGCTTTGATTAAATTTTCAATGGAGTGTGTTATTTTTACTCGGTTATCTCCTTTCAATGTCCTTCGGTAATTTCGTAGTTCCTTTACTAAAGATGGAATGTCTTTACCTTCGATTTCGTATTTCTTTACATCAAAGGAAAGTATATTTTTAGAATCTGTAAGGGATAAATTAAATTCTTTTGCAAATCGTTTTTCTAAATCAAAATGGTCTTTAACCCCTTGACCAATTAACCATTGAGACACATCACTTCTTTTGATTTCATTAATTTTATCTTGAAGTTCCGTTTCGGTATCTTCTACTCTATCAGCAATCTCGGCTGCTTCCCTGAGTTTGTCTCCTTTTTCTCCCAACTTTAACCCTCCTAGAAGTTCAATCCGACTAATCCGTTAGGCACTACGTTAGTAGTAGTTGTGGGACTATCAAACAACCCGATATCATCTAGCAAATAAAAACTGTCGGTCGGTCTATTAGTTGCAGCATTCGCTAAAGCCAAACTCATTACTAAGTCATCATGCGCTCCTACACCCTCAAATTTGCCGGATTCTGTGATTGAAAACATAGACAATTCTTCAATCAACGCATTTGTAAGAACCCTACTATTATTGTCGCCATAAGGTAAAATCATTTTTTTGTTTTCAAAATTCATTTGCAGATTCAAAATTATTTCTTGTTTCTTCTTCCTTGTCGTATTGAAATCTAAAACATTCAAATCTGAAATGTTCCTAAGTTCCTGTGTGAATGATTTAGCAAAGGTATTTGTTTCAAATAAAATTGCTTCGGGTTGATATATCCTACCAATCAATCTAATCTTCTCAATGTTTTCTCTAAACTCTACATTCTTCGCTCTATCCACATGAACAATAGCCTTGTTCATATTCTCATCTACTTCTAATACAGTAATTACGTTGTAATCTCCATCAGTAGAAATTGCAGGGTCTACACCAACATAATATTTGTAGCCCTTATTTTTACGATTACCTAACTTCAAAATATATTCTTTGTTTTTACATTGTGTAATAGATTCAGGTGAGAAAAGAGCAGTTCCGGTAGAAATCGGCACACACAAATATTCTCTTGTAAATTTTAGAGAACCGATTTCAGCCTTTCTTTGCATAAGTGCATCATAATCCCAACGTTCAGGCCAAAGGGGTTCATTGAGTGAATTCAAACATGGATATTTATTTACAGTATATGCTTCATTTTCTTCTAACTGTGCAAAAATATCTGTGTAAGTAAATGGTGTTCCAATCATTCTAAGTTTAGAAGTATGATGTAGAGTCGGTATCATATCTCCGAAGAACCAATCAGTTACTCTTTGTATTCCTGCTAAACTAAATTCTTTCAAAGGGTCGTCAATAATAATTTCTTGAGGGTGAAGACCGCGAATCTGAGAACCAACGGAACGTTCTAGAATTTGATTACCATTAGTCAATGTAATATTTCCAATAGCCCAACCCCTAGTAGGTTTGAATTGTTTGAGTGCAGGATGATTGAAATATCTATCAATTTCTCTCATGTGAACTAATGTCTGCTTTTGGTTAGATGAAATGTATAGCATTTGATATGGTGGCTCTTGAAATATCAAATTCCAAACTACCCAACTGTGCATAAATACGGATTTACCATGACCCCTAGAACATATGATTACACTACGTTGGCCTTTTCCCATCAATTCATGCCATTCTTGCTGATGAGTTGCAAAGTCCCAACCCAATACATTTTGAAAAAAATATGGAAAAGACGTTTTAGATAGTTCCATATCCATAGAGGACATAAAATCTAAATTATCTAGTTCCATATTATTTCCTCAATTGTTCCATCCACTTTGATATACCCCAAACACTATTTTCATATCTTTCTCTAAAACTATCTAATACATCATCAGGAATAACTTCATGTGTTTCAGGAGTATCTAAAGTAATACCTGAAACTTTACGCATTCCGGTAAATCCTGCAATTCTAGGCATTCCTCTAATTGGAACTAATGCTTTATTTCTAACTTCTCTAAATACACCACTACCACGATAATCGGAATGTGTTTTACCACCACCAAAATAAGCAAAAGATTTGCCTTCTTTTCCTCTTTCAACTGAATTACCAACTACTGAAACTAATCTAGCCTTTCCATTTTCATTAACAATAGCACCAAACCAATTATCTATCGGGTAATCAATATCAATAGAAGCAGAACGCATTTTATGGGGAGTATCGGGATTACTAGCATCCCACATTTCTTTCATTTGTTTTTCGTTTCCAAGTTGCACTATCTTTTTTTCTTCATTCCGAAGCATTTCTTTGAGTCTAGGGTGAAACTTACGAATCATAACATCACCTAAAATTAGCCTTCAAGAAATATACAACATCTGATGATACACCGTATTTCCTACCAATAGATTCCATCGAATCAATTTCATATACAATATTCTCAATCTCATGTGCAGTAATTGAAATATTATAATCTTCTTTTATGATACTCATAGTATCATTAACATGGTCATAATTATCTGTCTTGAAAACATTATTATAAACAGGCTTACCTAACATTTTACGGATTTCTCCATGAGCATCAATAATATCTAATTCTTCTTCTGATTTTATTATTTTCATATCTTCAACCATAGATATGAATCTTTTAACTGATGAAGCATAAAGTTCAGAATAAGCAGATTCTTCTTTTCTGATATGTTTGAATAGTAATTCCAACGGGTATAATGTAGATTTATTATAATCATCTTTCCATTTTTCTGTTGATTCACCAAATATAGTATCTTCGTCTAGGTCATTATCTTCATCTGAAATAACATCATCGAAGTAACTACCGATTTCAATTTTAGATAATTCTTCAAATTTATCATCCATAAATATATCATCAACAACATCGTGTAGTTTCATCAATTGAGCCTTGAAATATGCTTGTCTTCTAATGGCATTAGGTCTAGTTAATTTAGATAAAATTTCTGTAATTTCCTCAATGTTTCTTTGAGTCAAGAAAGAATTTTCGTATTTCAAAAATAAATTACTAGCAGCAAAGAATGGATAAGTATCTTTATCTAATTTTTCTACAATTGCAGTATATTCAGCCTTCTTCACAAATTCAATTTCCTCATCAAATGGGAAGAATCTTGAAGAAGCGGGAACTAAAAAGTAGTCAGCAATAGCAGATAAAAGATTTCTGAATTCATCTTGTGCATCTTCTATTTCTTCGTAAAATCCTCTACGTTTTACTCCTGCTAAAGTAACTGCTGGCGATTCACGCCCTCTCTTTTTCTTTCTTTTAGATTCTCCTATCCTAGAAGGCCCAGATTTGACCTCTAAAAAGGCAGTTACATCATCAAAGAATTTTACGATACCATCTATGTCGGGCTCTTCTAATAAATCAAATAATTCTAAATCTATTTCTTTTTGTAAAGTCTTAGTATAAGGTAATGAATACTCTTTTCTATCCACTAAACTTGCATTCTTTTTCATTTGATTTACATATTGAACAACTGTATTATCAATATCAAAAGCCACAACTCTACCTGCGGTTCTCGCTCTACGTATGATTGAATCTAAATTTTTAATTTGTTTACCATCCTGTTCAAAAACTACAGAACCAAATTTATCGGGAGATTGTGTGTAAGCATAATAAAACAATGGGTCTACTTTTACATCTTGAAGTTCGCTCAATCTAGTTTTAAGTGCTGAAACATACTCAATGTTATCTGCTTCTTGAGTGGTAGATAATTTTCTTGGGTCAGCCATTTCACCGAATCTTATGGCTCGCCCATCTTTACCTGTAAATTCTACACCGAAACCGCC